TCTCCAGATTCGTCACCCCACGCAGGAACTAATACTTCTCGCGTTTTTGCTTCTCGTCTGTTGCGTAACTCTTTAGCTAATCCCATGGTTTATTCCCCCTAATTACGCTTGCGCTTCAGTTATCGCACCACTGCACTGAATAGTGAAACTAGCTTCAACCATTCCGTCAAATGCACCAGAAATGTTACGAGAAGTAACAATGCCGCCACCTGAAAAGTAAGTTTCGCCTGTGCCAGTGCCAGTAGGATAGATTTCAAAGTCAATGTCAGCACGTTCATCTAAGATTAACTGCTGTGCATCTGCTTCATCCCAATAGCACTCAATGCTAACGGTGTTAGTTGAAAGACCCTGCTTGTAGGTTCGCGCAGTATCTCCGATTACAGAATCTTCAATAGTGTCTGCTGAACCTTCAAACGTGAAAGAACGTACTTCGCCAACCACGGCAACAGTCGTGCCTGAGACTTGTACTTTAACTACTCCAGATGCGCCTGTTTTAGTCGCCATGATTAATACCTCAAATTAAAGTTAAATATTCCCGCGAGTGTACTGATACAACACGCGAATTGTAATAATGACCCCGCCAATGGGATCAATAGAACCTTCATCCACCTCAACATTGATAACCTGAGTATCTAGGGCATTACCACCGCGATACCGATCAACATCAAGTGCTTCTTCAACGACCTCTATGATTCTGTTTCTGGCTGTGTCTATTAGAGAGCCTTTAACATAGCATATGAGATCATAATTAATTGTCGCCATCCTTTGCGTGACAGAACCGCCAATCGTACTATCGTTTCTATCCTCACCCGCACTACGAACCAATATAGCGGGGTATTGGGCATTTGATAATTTGGTAAAGTCAAATGGCTCACGAGTTACATAGCTGACTTCTTTGTTCGGAACAACATCCCGCAAAGTATCAACAATGTTATCAGCTATCTTTTCTCTTACACTCATTTAACTGCCTTAAAGAATATCTTACTAAGCTGTCTTTGTTCCTGCCTAGAAAAACCAAAAAACGGCCTAGTCTTTTCATTCATAGCCGCTTTCTTAGATTCAGTTGCCCTAGTAAAAAATATAACCGCCTTTTCGCTGTCAGCCCTAGAAGTAATAGACGACATCATTTGGCTAGTAAATTCAAGATCGGGCAATACGCCTCTACCTTTACTTCTTCTAAAAGCCGCATAATCTGAACTATATGGCTTAAATTTACCCTTATAACCAATTCCTTTTGATGTGCGCTCTTGTATTATATTGATACCACGTTGCGCTGTAATAGATAGTGCTTTCTTTATACTGCCAGACACTTCCTTTCCATGCTTTTTAATCTGCATAGAAACCTTGTTAGCGTTTGACGTAATAGATAACTTCATCTATCTAGCCACTGGCCTACAGGTTGCTTTTCCTTATCGGTCACAGTGCCATCGCCATCAGCATCATATTCAATGCCATCGCTCAATACCGCTTCAAGTTCTTCACCGTATCGGGCTTTATAAAAGTCGATCATATTGCCGAACCTATCACCATCAACCCAGTTAGTAAGTTGCGGTAGCGCATAACGCCACAGCACTAGGTACGATGAAGCCATAGTAAACTGCGTTCCAGTTAGCTTGCTTGCATCCATTTCGCCAGATAAACCCTTGCGCGGCCACCACTTAATGCGTAACTCACGCTCGATGTCAGCCTTGGCCTTTGGGTGTTCTAGAACAAATGACTCTATACCCAGACTTAGGATGTCAGGGACTAGCTTCATTAAATCGGAATCATTGCTGTACGACATTACCACTTCACCTTATCAGCCCAGTATGCTCCAGACATTTTACCTTTAGCTATATTCTTAGCGTGACGCGCTTTAAATGATTTGCGTTTAGCTTTATCAGCTTCGCTTTCACCCTTGCGCGGAGGCTTCGTGTCTGCGCCTTTTTGACCAAACCTAATTAGCTTGATCTTGTCGCCTTCTTTCGCTAGTACAGCATGGCTTTTAGTTCCATGCTTGGGGGTGCGCTTGGGCTTGTTGTAACCCGCAAACCTTTCACCGCGATACGTTATAGCCATATATACCTCAAGTAAAAGCCCCCTCCGAAAAGGGGGCAATACACTTAGATAGTAGCGTCAGCAGTAATCTTGACACCAAAATCATCATCCAACTCAGCAACACCATATACAGCAGTGGCGTTGAGTTCCCAAGCGCGTAGTGACTCGTCACGCTGAGGAGCAAGGTTGAAGTCACGCTTAACAGCAATAGCCAATGCTTCAGGGGCAAATACAGCCGCTACAGCATCGCCGTTACCGTCAACAGAGATATTCGCAGACTCATAGATATCGATACCTGCAATAGTACCAACATAACCATTACGCATTGCTTCGTTCTGCAAGTCGCCACCATTTGGATTAGCAAAGGTGTTAGTTAGGTTAGCTTTCAACTGGTAAGCTTGGAACGGATGAACAACAGCCGCCATGCTTCCGGTTACTTTGTTAGAACGCAGAGTTGCGGCCGCTTTAAACAAGTCAGCAACAGTGATCTCTTGTCCTGCCGCACCTAATGCGCCAGAGAAACCTGCGAACAAAGCAAGCAAGTCAGTATCCATCTTAGTAGCAATAGCGTTACCAAGCAGAGTACCCATTGCTTCAGCAGGGGAATCAGCACCGTAAGTCGCCATGTCAGTAAGCAATACCTGTGCGCCAACCTCACCGATAGTTACTTCAACTTTAGAAGTAGATACGGTAGTTGAACTAAGATCAGTACCTTCAGCAACGTCAGCGGCTGAGATAGCAGGGTACTTAGGAATCTGAATAGTCTTTCCTGCTTGGTTCTGAATGTTGTACTGAGTAACCAGACCCATCATTAGGGACTGTTCTTCAGCAGTGAATCGCGCTTGTGCGATGATGTTGACAAATAGATCGTCAAGAGTAGTAGAAGTTGTAGCGGCCATTATAGCATCCTCAAAAATATAAAATTAAAATGTGGTTAAGTGGTTACTTTTTCTTCATGGCGGCAAATGCTTCTTTACCACCTTGATCCCAGTTAGCAACCATATCTGCCACAGATTGAGGCTTCTGTGTTGAGCCACCAGTGTTACCCTGCGATCCTACGCCACCTTGTGACGCTTTAACCATGTGCGGGTTTACTGTCAAGAACTCTGTTACCATTTCATTGACTGATAACAGATCACCGCTGTCATTGTAGCGTGGTGAACCATTATCGTCTAGCACCTCGACATTGCCATTATCGGCTAGTCTAGTATTGCTTTTTAGCAACTGAGCTACCTGATTCGGATTTACAGCGTTATTGTTAGATGCCGCACCAAGTATTGCCCCATCAACTAGGGTCTGTTGCAACTTCGTTTTATAACTCTGTATTTCCACATCTTTCTTTTCGACTGTTTTCTTCAAGATAGCATCAAACTCGCCTCGCTCTTTTTGTCGCTCAAGTTCTGCGGCTTCTTTTTGTGCCAACAATTCTTTCGCTTCATCAAGATCAATTCCTGATACCTTTTTATCGAACTTGCGTTGCTCTCTTGCAACTCTATCCGCGACAATGCGATCAAGTTCTTCTTGCGTAAACGTCTTACCTACCTGTGTTTCTACTGCCGCAGTTTCAGTCTCTGCTTCTGTTTCCATGATTTCGTCGCTCATGTTACGAACCTCTAAAAGAGTATTGGTGAATTAGGATTGTAGCATAAATGATTATTTTTTAACCATCTTCTTTTTTTTCTTCTTTTTCGGTCTGCCGACCTTTGAACCGTATGTACCTTTACCTTGTGGCATAATTTATTCCTCGTCAAATACTGGTCTGAATCTGTGCTTACAGTTGTAACCACCTCGTACTATGAAAGGATCACCGGAGGCTTTACCCGCCCAATCACCCGCCCAAAGTTTTTCAATGCGCTCTGTAGTCATAACCTCGCCTTCATGTTCTCTACAGAACGGGCGTGACGTTTCGATAAGCCTGCCTACATACTTCCATTTAGTCGCACCCGCTTCCTTGCCTATTGCTACATTAATGGATGCATCAAACTGCATCAGTGAATCGTGCATTTGTTGAGTGGCATATCTCGCCATACTGCCACCCGCAACTTCTTTGATTGTCTTTACGCTTTCCGAGAATGCTCTGCCAGTTAAGGTATTCTGATATACCTCTTTAGAGATTACATCAATATACTCGTTACCTATATCTTCAAATCCTTGAAAAGTTAGGTTCTGCAACTGCATGATAACCTTGGGATCAACCTCAGTAAACGCTCCATACGTTGCTAACATGGTTGAGGCTGATGCCGCGACAGATGGGTATTCCCTTATAATTTCATCCACAGCGGTTAAATATTCTTCCTCAACCAATCTGCGTATTTCTGTTCTTGCCGCTATAGCCCACTCTAGGTCAAACAACTCACCATCCTTCAGTGGCGCGGTTGCCATCAAGTCAGCGATACGATCCTCAAGCGTAACTAAGGCATCGCCAAGCCGCTTTTGATGTAGAGCAACTAATTTGGCTAAGTCCTCACCATGCTCTATGTCTGTAGGCATTATTCAGCCTCACCTTCCGGTACTTCAAAGTTACCTAGTCGCTGTGGCGTTGCTTCAATCTCTGCGTGTGCCTTTGCAAGTTCTTCATCATCAAGAATTAGATCGCTAATCTTTTTATCTATTTCCATATTCAAGGTTGCAGACTTAACGCCAGTTGCTCGCATCTGCTGTAGGAACTGAAGTTCTTTATCGTAATCACGCAGATCAAACGCATCAGGATAGTAGATTTCTATATCGTTGGTTATATCTTGCCAATCACAAAACAAGCCCCACAGCTGTTCTTCTGCTAATTCCAGTAGGTCAGCCTTTTCCGATAGCTTGGCATTCAGCATTTGAAACTCTGTTTGCATCGCCACGCCAGACATTGTTAATGCCTCAGTGCCGCGAACAGCACCCATGTGGCTCATGCGGTTAATAGCCTGTATTTTGTCTTGTATCGATGCACGTACAGCATCAAGGTTCTGGCCGCTAGGTTGCAACTGGAACGGCTTTAGCTGTGCATCCATGTCGTCAGGCATATTAATAATTGAACCTGCCCCTGCGGTAGCGTCAGTGCCGAATGATTTAACCAGTGTCGGATGGTTGCTAATGCGGATTAACTGCTCAATTTCTGATAGTTCTTGATATATAGCTCTCTGCATATATGACGCATCAGATATGTCACTGACACCAATGCCGCGAACTACTGAGCGATTGGCAGGTAGGAATACAGCAGGGATTCTACCTAATACGTTATCGTCTGTTTCTATTAGCTTGTCTAGGTCATTAGTAGACTTCCACAGCTCAACCCTATCCTTATACCAGACGCGATAAAACGATTCTGTGGTTGTTTGGTCTACGCGAATCACTGACTCTCTAACCTTCAGATAGTCTAGTTCAAACCTACCGCTTGCCGTTCTTTCGTAGTTCCAGTCAAGTACGTTTTCGGGGGTGAACATAGTGACATAAGGGCGAATGTCTTGCTCTAATTCTTCTGCCTTAGTGCCTACGTTGGACTTTGGCTTATCCATCATTATCCAAACATGACCGTAAACGCTAGACCAAATCTGGCATTCACGCATAAACGCATTAAAGCTACGCCCATCTAAATCAGCATCATGAAGAAAAGGATCAAGCGATACGTTATTTTGTAAGCTGTTGTAGGCTCTAGTTGGCGGTACTCGCCATAGGAAACTGCTGTAAATGTGGACAATGTTTTTACAGTGATTGTCCATTGGAGTCAGATCAATCCTGCGATCATAATCTTCTTTAGTCTCGCTGATATAGCGTGTTAGGTATTGCCCATCTTGATATGCCTGACCGCCCATGTAAGAGCGTACATAGAACTCCCACTTGGCTTCATTAGAATCATATTCGGGGTGCGTTGTGTCTGTATTCAATCTCATCAAGTCCACCTAGTAGGTTGGGGTATGTCGTATTCGGTTCTAACAGGGAACAAGTATTCAACCAAGTAACCAAGGGCATCATTCATGTGATCGAAGCCATCTTTATTTGGTATGCTTGTACCCTCTTTGTATGTCTGCCTTTCCAGAGACTTAATCGTCTGCTTACATTTCGGGCTAATGTACAAATGCCGCTCACCATCTGCCGACAGTAAACGACTATTAACAGCATTAATTCGATCCCTGACTAATGCGTGTGACTTTTTGGCCTTAACGCTAAATCCTGCGTTTTGTAAGATCGACAAATCGGTACGACCGCCTGCGCTTGTTTTGCGCTGTCTTGATGCAGGGTCTGGATAAATGATGATATTACGGCTTGGATATCTATCTTTAATTTCCGCTACCATTTCATCAGTGTTAGACCCGTACATGACAATCTCGTCAACGGCATACAGCTTCCCGCCTTTTCGTAAACAGATTACGGCTGACATGGGGTCTAAATTGAAATCCATCCCTATGTGCAGTGTACCATTATCGTCAGTCATATCAAAGACGCTATGCTCACGACTAAATGCGTAATAAATTAGCCCTGTGTAAGTTACAAATTCAGCGCAGTATTCCTGATTAAAAGTTCTTTGATCCAAATCTAATTTGGCTTGTTCTATCTCTGCTTGAGGAACATTGCCGCCTTCAAGGGTTGTATACTGAAATGACTGCCACCCCTCTAATCCATTTATGCCTGATGCCCACAAATCATAAAAGTGATTGCGCCCCTTTGGTGTACCTATAAACAAGGCATGTCCTAATCTGTCACTTAAGCTTGGTCTAATTACTTCGTACCATGTCTCTGGCCGCATATCAGCAAACTCATCCAATACAACAAAATCCAATGCCCTACCTCGTAGGTTGTTTGGCTTTTCTGCTCCCTTTAGTGATATTGATGACCCATTTATTAAGCGGACATTAAGTGCCGACTCGTTTGTTTTTGCTATATATTCAAACGGCAAGCAGTCCATCAGCATATCCCATGCGATTTCTTTTGCCGCGCCATAGGTAGGGGCAACATACCAGACGTTTTTGTTTTTGCCGAGTGTAGCAAATCTAAGTATTTCGCCAGTTGATAAGAATGTTTTACCAAACCTACGCCCTGCAACTACAGAGCGGAATCTAGCATTCGAGCAAAATATATTACTCTGAGGTAGTGTCAGTCGCACGAGGATCAACCACTATATTGATTTGAGGGATTTCTTGCGGCTCAGACTCCTGCTCTTTCCAACCAGATTGCGTTTTAAGGTAGAAGATATTAGCCGTTACATTACCTTCCATAGCCATTTGTACAAGGTTCTGTGCCATTCTAGCAGTCTGTTTTGCGCGACCTTTTTTATAAGCCTCAAAAACCTCTGGCTGACGCTCCTCAACGGCTCGAAATGTGTTTTCGCTTATCCCGTAATAATCAGCTAATTGGCCTTTAGTTAAATAGGATGCCAACTGTTCAAGGTTAGCTATTTGATCTTGCTCGAATACAAACTGTGGTCGCCCACCTTTATCTTTATCCATTATTCGCCTCTGATCTGTTTGTTTATATCAATAGCACTCTGAAGCACTGTTAATGGATTGCCCATACCCTCTGCAAATCTAGCCAATGCGCTTGTATCTTTAGGAAAGCAAGCACCACCAAAACCATATTCACCACCATTTGGCACATTTAAATGGCTGTTACCTATGCGTGGATCGGCACTAATTATATTGGTTAATTTGCTCCAATCATTACCTGTGTATTGCGTATACAGCCCATGCAACTCATTCATAAAGGATACTTTGGTAGCCAAAAAGCTATTAATTGCATATTTAACAAAGCAGGCTGTTTTAATATCCGTCATACATATTTCGCACTCAGCAACTTTACTACTTTCATAGATTGTCATTGCCCTAAATACATCCACATCCTCACCGCCAAACACATGAAACTTAGGATTTAAGAATTCATGCTCTGCATTAGCCTGAGTTAAAAATTCTGGATTATATACCAAGCCTTTCTTACCTATAGGCAACCAAATAGGCGTAATCGTGGATTTAACTAATGTTAGCTGTCCCTCTGGTATTTGCTCCAATACACGCCGCACTATACTGCCATCAACACTACCATTTTCTCCCTGTGGTGTAGGTACGCATACAAATATAGCGTCAGGTTTAGCATTAACAACATCAGCAACTGTTATATCGTTAATTGCAGGATCACTTACTATCGTGTGATCGAATGCCTGTTTAACAGCATTACCAACGAATCCGCACCCTATTATGCCAACTACGACTTTATGCATTGTAATATATACTCCGGTAGGTAATTAACTGGCTTCCAACCAAGTTGTTTTGTTTTTTCTGTATTTAATGTTGCTTGTGTTCTATTCCCTGCCACATCAGGTATCAGCTTATAGTCCAAGCCGATCATTTCTGCAAGTTCGATTACAGAAAATGATTTATCTGCACCTATTCCGTAGCCATCGCCACTGCCATTTTGCATTACACTGCATATACCACTAACAATATCATCAATATGCGTAAAGTTTCTTTGCTGTTTGCCAGTACCATATATGTTCACAGATTTTCCATCTTTATATGCTTTTAAAAACTTGGCAACTACTGTGGAATATACTCCAGTAGAGCATTCTCCATTTCCGTATGCATTGTAAAAGTACGTTATTGCGTACGGCATATTAAACATTGAGCAGTAACTTTGTACCATTTCAGTATTTAGTGCTTTGGCTATAGAGTATGGTGAATCAGCGTTTCCGTATTTTGTGCTTGATCCTGCATATATAAGCTTACTGTTATGTTGCCTACAGTATTCAAGTACGAATGGCAATGTAGAGGTAATATTGGTAAGTGCCTTTAGTGGCATATCATAGCTTTGCTGTACCCTGCTATATTCGCCAAGATGGACAACAACATCAGCCCTGTAATCACACAGATTGATCTGTGATACGCAATCGTCGATATAGGTTACGCCCGACAGTTTTGGCCTTTGCATTCCTGTGCTGTCATTGTCTAGTACAACCAACGAGTCTAGATTAGTGGTAACCAAGCTTTTCACTAGGCTATGCCCTACAAAGCCGCGACCACCTGTAACAAGCACCTTCATGCTTTTGGCCTTTTTTTCATGCCGTAGTTATTAATCTTTTCATATTTGGCATTATCCTTTTTAATCAATTTCCTATGTTTAAACACATCATAGTTAACGTGATGATGCGCCCTACCATATTTTTCCGAATGTACCGCAACGTCAGGATGTTCATTAACTAGCATCTGTGACTTTTCCAGTGTGCCAGTTTTATATACTGTATCCGTATTGCCGCCCTTGATTGTCTGTGTTGCTAGCTTTTCCTGTAGAAAGGCAAAATACAATATCGTACACCATCCTGCTTTAAGCATATCCAACGATAAAATCGTATCCTCGTTATATCTGCCTCGCCACCTAAAGCTAACATCATTGCGTATTAGGTTGCAGGAATAAATTCTGGTGTTATGCAAAAAAGGTGGCCGTTTTGATCCTGCGGGAGCAAACATTGCATAGTGTGGACCACTCATAGCTACGTTTTTATAGCGCAGTGCAAAATCTTCCATTGCTCGCCAAAATGCAGGGCTTTCGCATTTAATCTTTTCGTTCTTGTTTAATCGCCTAAAGGAACTTATATTGTCATCCATAATCCAATGATGGCTATACCCTTCAGCTTTTGAATGCTCCCATATAAAGTTTCTTGCAGGACCACTACCAGTAGAGCGGGTTGTGCCGTAATTATCACAATACTCGTAGGTATCTTTAAACGACATATCCAGTTCTATAACATTTGTAAGCAGTTTATCCCTAGCAACAGCCTTTTTGTATAAAGCTACCTCATGCGGCTCCACTACTATGTTATGCCTAACACCCATGCGCGTTAACGCCTTACTTGTAATCATGTACTCGTGTCGGCCAAGCGATGGTATATACAGCGGGAATTGCGGGTAATTGCTATTACTCACGAATAACGCTCTGCCTCATAGTCGTTGCGCTCCTTTTCAGGAAACCAAGTAGACTTTGTTTTGCCAGTATCAGACTGGCCTATAATGCTAAAAAATTCTGCCACATCATCTGGATTTTCAAAGTGGACAATTACTTTTCTAAATGATGTTGCATCTGGTTGATCAAACTCAGGCATACCTTCCCATTCAGCATCAGCATCCATCTGGCCTTCATCTACCTCCAAGTTTAGATTAAGTATTTCGCCTTCATCAAAACCAGTAAGTTCGACATCAAAGTCTAGACTCTTTATTGTATCTAGTTCAATTTTCAGTAGCTCAAAATCCCACCCTGCATTTAATGCCAGTTTATTGTCAGCAATAATATATGCCTTTTTTTTGGCTTGACTCCACCCTTCAACACTCTGCGTAGGCACTTTATCCATACCCAGTAACTGCGCGGCCTGTAGCCTACCATGACCCGCTAATATGGTATTTCCCTCATCAATAATAATAGGGTTGGTAAATCCAAATTCATTTATGCTTGCGGCCACTTGCTTAATCTGTGATTCGCTATGCGTTCTGGAATTATTAATATACGGAATTAAATCTGCTGTATTTTTATATGTAATTTCTATCATTATACCTCTGTCCCAAATATTTCATCTGCTGTAAGCGTTGGTTCTTCTGGTACTTGCTCTGCAATACATTCCTCTACGGATTCATTTACAGATTGACACCAATCAGCTAACGCCTCGCGTATTGTGTGGCGTTGTACGTCTGTTTCTACAAGTGAATCCATGATGGCATCGAACTGTGCCAGATGATCTTCTAAATCAAAAATTAAGCATTCATCTATTAGCTGAGTAACTTTAATTGCATCCATAACATACCCCAAACGTAGGTGGATTAGGGTATTGTATATGCTTTTTACACTAAAAGGTAAATTATCTTAGATCGTCTACTGCTACTGCGGTGAGTGAGATTAGGGTGAATATAATGATGTAAAGCACTGATGCCTCCTAGTTAGTTAGGGCGGCATTATAGATAGTTATGGATATAACAGGAAATGCTATAAATCTATGGAAGTTATGCTGATAGGTAATAGCCCGTTTCACGCTCCGTCAGTGGGCAAGTCTGCGTCAAAAGGTTAAGGGAAACCTTGGCGTTAGGGAAAATCAAAAAACTATTATAGCCAATAATGTGACTACCGCAACTAACACAGCTTGACCATTGCTGATGGTAAAGGGCTTTTTATGCCAAGCCCTTACATCCTGTGCTTCATCAATTAATTTATCAGCAAGCTTATGAGCTTCTCTGATTGCCTTTTCAATATCTGCCATTTTACTGCCCTCTCTCGTAACCCGCAAAAGGTTCTGATCCAACATTATAAACCCTGTCATACGATTCCTGTACCAGTTCGCGCAGGGTATTCTCTAAACTCAGGTATATATCACCACGCAGAATGCATGATATCTGAGTCTGCATTGAGTTCCAGTATAATTCTTCAAGAAACTCAGCCTGATTTATAATCACTGGCGGTAGGTAGTCATCCCACCAACTAGGCATATTTACAAGGAAATAATAACAGAACGCATCTTTGTGCGTATCAGTCAGGTCAATAATATCGCCTTCCCAACTTCTGTACTCTGGCGTTATACCTCTTACGATTTCATCAATTTTATCTTCAATTACCCTTTTCATTAGCATACCCCGTATTTGACACAATCAGTATATTCAATGTGTGAAGCTAGGCTCCACAGTAAAAACAACAGTATTGCCGCGACTGTTGCTTGGCGGCTTTCTGCGCGTTTTTTGCGTTTAAGTCTTGCGGCCTCTTGGCCGACTTTATAAGGATGGTTAATCATTACGCTACCTCCTGCTCAAGTTGCCAATCGTAATAAGCAAGAGTGCCGTAAGCCGGTCTGCGAGTTTTAAATTCTTCTATCCACTCGTCTAGAGTTAAGAAGTTAAGACGGTATGCATCTACAGTTTGCAGATCAAGATAGCTCATGTCGGTATCATGCACCCAGTAAAAGTAGCCTTCGCCTTTAGCCAGCTCCCAACCAGATTCTATTTCTTGAACAGCTTTATTAATTCTTTTAATTGTTAATTTCATATTTATTGCCTTTATTAATTGATTGAGGTTACATACTACCAAACATTACCATAAATGTAAACAATTATTTAAACTATTTTGCAAAAAAATGCCCTCCGTAGAGGGCGGTTGATTTTAGAAACATGGATCTCGGTATGATTCTCTGCTACCGATGTAAGCACCACCATGGCCTTTATTCCATCGCCCAGTCTTAGGGTTTTTGTAAACTGGTTTAAGCATTCCATCTACAATTCTAAATGTCGATTTTCTGCCATCTGGATCGCGTTGGTATTCATATACCTCGTCACCATAACCAGTGCCACCTACAATAATAGATATATCCTCTTGCAAGGTTACATACTGATATTTACCTTGGGTGAATAGATCAGACACTGTTGCGGCATAGCGATCAGTCCAACCTGTAAGGGTTGCAGGATCTCCTACATTGATTTCAACATTCTCGTAAGAGTAACGAGACTGCATGTAATTAACCAGTGAACCTGTATTAATACCTAATTTCATAATGATTCCTTATTTATTTATTGAGGTTACATACTACCAAACATTAACAATAATGTATATTAACATTTTGTTATAAGGAATCGCCTGGTTATAACTTTCTAGTATATGTCTTAAGTTTCTCCTACGCGCCATTGCTCGTCTTTAATTTGTTCCTTTAAGTCTCTGGCAAACTGGATTACTTCTTCCCTATCAAACTTTGGAGATGCCCTCCAAGCCAAACGTTCCATAGCCTTGACCCTGCGCTCCCCATAGGTATCAACCATGTACTGCCTGTATTTTAAAACGTAATGAGCTTGTTTCATGCCCCACAGATTACAGCTAGGGCATTGTGGATGAATGTTTTCTTCAAATAGCTTAAATACGGTTCTACCTCTAGGGATAAAGTGGCCGCCCTGCATATTCTTATAGTGGTCTATTTTCCCGCAAGTAACGCACTGGCAATACCCGTTATCATCTGATGCCTTTAGCCTTACCAATCTTTGAAGTAACTTTGCGGATTTCTCCACTTCCTGCGCTATGGTAGATTTCTTCTTCTTCGCCACTTATCTCTCCTTGAATTAAAAAGTCGCAATACTCTTTAATTTTGCGTAAATCTTCAACCCCACCCTTTTCTCGCCATCGGGTAATGTACTTGACTATATTACCTTCACAAAAAGGCAATTCGTTAGCCATTATGTACTGTATCGGTTGAATTTTCTTGTTGGCGTAGTGATCGCCCCCTACTTGTTTCTGGTAAATTTCCATTAATGAACCTTTTTATTAGTGACAATAACTTCGTCAGGTTGATGAAGATCGCAAGTGTGACATAGGCCATAAGAATCCCCGTCATCAGAAACCCAATACTGCAAAGGGCTACCGCAATCATCACAATATAAGCGAACCAGTTTGATACCGTTTTTAGGGAATTTAACAACATTGCTCATTTTCCTACCTTAATCTTAACTCGTGAATCTTCACCGCTATCTTTGTGGTAAACAACAGCAGTCATAGAACGCTCTGCACCATAACCAGAATCTGAATGCCACTGGTCTGTACTTGTCAAACTTCCCCAGTGTTCAAAATGCATTGATCCAACTTCTCTGGCGGTATGGTGATGTATATGCCCTAAATGGCAGTAGCGGTTTTTAGATTGGCTCCACTGGTCATCTAAATTCTTAATTACCGCTTGCAGAATTTGCTCATGCTTAATTCTATCACCATGATGAAAAACAAATAGGTTGTTATTCCACTGGTAATGTATAAATTTAGAATAATTAGGCAGTACTGTTACACGATTTTCTTGGTTATAAAGAAGATCAATACAGCTAGATAAATGACAGGCCATGTCTGAATCGTGATTGCCCCGCACATTAATAATAACCACTTGCTTATGATGCTGTAGCATTTTATCAATTAGTATCTGGAATAAACGCCCTGCCAGTTTAAAAGTCTTTCCTATGCGGGTATCCACATCAACCCTAGTTCCCGCTGTCGTTTCGTTCTTGCTTGAATCAGCATGAAAAAAATCACCTACGTTAAGCAATACTCCGACTTCTGCATCACCGACTCTTTTAGCAAGCCTATCTGTAGAATCCATTAATATTTGTGTGGCTATCTTTATATCCCAATCATCGTTATCCATTTTAGTTTCAGAATCAGCCAACATTCCGAAATGGTGATCGCCTATCATATACATAGCTAGATAGTCAGAATTTACCTTTGCAGGGGCTTTTGCAGACTTTTTAAATCCTTTTAGCTCGTCAGTCAGCCCTTCAACTACAGCCTCTACTTTTGCTCGTATATCGCGCTTTTCTGGCTCTTGGATAACCCACTGTAGGGCGACTGAGCCATCATCTTTATATGCGGTGGATATTCGCTTTGCTTCAAACCCTTCTGCGGTCTGATGTACTAAATCTCTGTGTGGTGATACGCCTTGACTTGCGGCCTTCTTTTCTAGCCTAGCAAGCATTTTGTCAACAACTCGCCTACCGCAACCTAGATATTTGGCCGCTTTGTTAGCTGATCCTTCTCTAATAACAGCATCTAATACTTCGTGATGCCTATTTGTAGTTGCAAATTCCTTTAATACTCTAGGATCAATCTTATCCATTTACTGCTCCTGTTGGTTTTGTAACCTCGCGTACTCAGACTCATGTGGAACTTTTAGCAATATATCGTGATCTCGCGCCCAATGATACACGTTATCCATAAAGTGTACCATTTCGCCTTTGGTTAGCTTTGCTGTTGATTTTATCTGGCCTTCAATCAATGTATTTCCAACCTGCACATCATAAGTACCTAAAAACCTTTGTTTAAGCATAAGCTTTATATTATCTTTGGTCGCGGTTGGGATTTTTTTAATAAATGCTTTTGATAGGTCATCACACCATTTATGAAACAGGGCGTTTTGGCTAAGTGATCTGCCATCGTCATACTTTTCTAGCTTGATACAAAGCGGGACAGTGTAGTCCCACTCTTGTATTCTTTTCATTAAGAAAGGTAAGGCCGATTCACCATCTTTTTGATTATTAATTTTCACGAAATCCCCTTGCGTCAAAATTTAACTTTCAACCATTTACCCATAATTTGCTCTGACTTTGTTTCAAGTCGCGGTCTGTTTAAGACCTTTAACCTAGTTTCTTTGCAGTAGCCTTTTAGTAACTTTACCTTTTCGCTTGTAGCGGCAAAGTCAGCAATCGGATACAAATGCCTTGCCTCGCAAAATTCTTCATGCCGCAACCTACCTTTCATGGTAGAAGGCACAATTCCGTTGCGTTCATCATTTTCAAAAGTCCAATCACTATATTGCCTGTAGCTGTAACTTTCGCCATCTTTAAAATACGGGTGATCGCCTTTAAATGGAACAAGGGCGGGATGATATTTACTAGCCATTGATTAAGCCTCCATCATAATAGAATCCGCGCTTCTGAATATAATACTGCTTCATCATTTCGTAATCTTCACCATCTAACCATGATATGTCGGTCATTTGCATTTCTATGGATTTATTACGGATGGATGTGTTTAACGATTTAGCCTTTGCCTGCGGTGAACCGCCCTTATCCTGTGCTCTGGCTAACCACGAATTAACAAATCGCTTTATACCCTTGGCGGTTTTGCGCCTAGTTGGATTTGCATCACACCATGATTCCATTGCGGCCAATTCTTGATGGACATTAATGGCAGGGTATGCTCGTTGCCATGCAATGATGTCAGAATCCTCTGGTTGCCAATCCTTTTTTTCTTTGCCTGCTAATAACATTTAGTTCACCATTGATGGAGTTGCATCCATCCCAGTGGCAGGCATTGCCGCGCTTTTTTGTATTCTTGTTCTAAAAAACCCTTCATGCTCTGGATACATCTTCATAAACCTGCGAGCATAAAATGCTCTAAAGTTATTTCCAATTTTAAATGCAGTAATGCCATCAGCACCAACATTAGATAAATCCCAACGAATACGTTCAAATATTGCATTAACAGAGTAGTTACGGTATCCCTTAGATATTCTATCAAAGCTATATTCACAAAACTTTTCCCAAACCTCTGGGTGTTTTTTGTCATATACCTGAGCCTGTTCTTTCATTTCCTGAAGTCTTGTTTTCATTTGAGTCTCCTATGGTTCGGCAAGCCTCACCTAATAATTAATAAATTTAATGTATAAACATTGTTTAATTTTTAAAAGATGATTTAACCCTTTTACTATACATTATAGTAAATTCACGATCAAAGGGCTAAAGCAACTCTGCGGTTAATTTGTATTCGTATCGGATATCCAACCTATCCATTGATAACAACCGAGTTATCTTTGGGGCTATGTACTGGAGGGTCAACCACGCTCTGACGTTTAATTTAAGGGTTCCGTCAGCCTCTAGCCCGAATACATGGTAATTATTATCCAACTAGCAAAGCATTAACATGACTAATGTTTGGCTAGTTATATTCATTTGTTATAAAGGATTCCGTTTTTATACCCAAACCTTTACAAATCACCTGAATCGTATGCAATTTCATGTTTGCCTGATCCCTGTGTCTAATCATTTGTTGCGGTGATATACCTGTTTTGCGGCTTAATTCCGCAGAACTAACATTAAGCGCAATCTGCAACTCTTTTAACCTTTTGCCTGTATGAATTAGTTCCATCGTTATAGTTTCCTGTGTTATATTTACTTGGCGGGTTCCCCCGACTCGCAACCTCCTATGGTTTGCCCCCCGCGAGGGGGGCTTTTTACCCTAGAATGGTATGTCATCATCAAATTCATTAGCAGTTACTGCTTGCTTTGCCTGTTGGATTCCATCAGATTGAGCCTGTTCCTTAGGCGTAAAACTGGTAGACATATATTTATTGCCTTTTGCAGAGGTATTAACCCAAACGCTTACCCAGTAATCAACGCCACCAACTCTGGCTTGCCCCTTATAATCAGGGTGATTCTCTGATTCCTTTTTGTCATTTTTAAAGATAGCACCGCTATTATCTTTCTGTTCATAATCACTCATTTTAACAACTCCACTTGGTTTACAATTTCAGCCACAGCCCGTTGGACTTCGATGGCTAGTTTTGCGATATAATCATTATCGCGTTCAACCCGCACAAGAACGTGCGGCATTTCAGGATGGTAGGCAAAGAAATCCCACCAATCCCGCTTGGTTATCCACATACAACCTTGTATTTGTTGCCAGTATTTCTTGACACCGATCTGCGGGTTACGCAAGTAACTGACCATTGTTTTAGGGGCAGGGCATTTTATTTCCAAGCCTCCTTGATCCAATATAAGGCCATCGGGCGAACACCCAAATTCCCAACTGGTATCTAGAATAAAACCAGTTTCTATAACATCATTACCAGATATAAATTTGTAGGATTCCCTTGCCTCTGGCTCCAACTCAGTACCTCTTTGCATCCATTCATTAACGTGATGCGGTTCGGATTTACCTGTTATACGTTCAGCAATTAACTCATCAATATACCCATCAGCAGAACTAGAAGGCTTACCAGTTTGTGTTATTAACTTGGAAAAGCTACTAGCAGATGGCTTACCCAGTCTAGCGGCAAGCCATTCCTCCGATCCCTGCTCATGGTCTAAGATAATCATCTTTTAGCCTTTAGCGCGGCAACAGCGCGGTCATAATGCGAGGCTAATATTTGATCAACAGACTTAACTTTTAACCATTCGCAAAACTTTTCCATATCAGATTCAGTTTCATCAAGAAGTTTCTTGATATTAATGATTTGGTCATCTGTAATAACCGCATTAGCAACTACAGGGTTAATATCCTCTCCTGCATATATGTAATGCCCTAATCCAAACATTGCAAAGCACTTAACCAAGCACCGCATCTTGCTAGAATTGATAGCAAATTTATCAGGGTTAGCTATCGCCTTGTTTCGGTGATCCATAACAGGCAACCACATATGCCGCATCATTACCTGATCCTGTTCACTGCCCGTATGGATATGAACGACACAGCTAATTTCAACAGTGCCAGTATCCTCGCATTTATCAATCTCAAAAGAATAGTGCAGATCAGGATAATGCTCCATCATAGTGCCGTAAGCCCACGCCCACGACAGATATGATAGGTTGCCTTTTTTCTCTATATGCTGAGACACATCGATGGCAGATAAAGTTTGCCAGACTTGCTTAGATAAGCTCATTTAGACCTCCTAAAGTCAATTCACTTTTTGCTGTTTCACATTGCTCCTTTGCATACTGGTCAGCGTACCCCCAGTAATACTCTGGACTTTTTACATCCCTAACAGGGTGACCATGTATACAGTCGTATTCGCCCTGCTCGTAATAACTTAAATCATTAATATTCATAGTTGTTCCCCCTCAAATATATCCATACAAATATTTTCCCAAAGTTCACCCCAATTTATGCCATCGAAATCAAGAAAATCCCTAAGCATAAATGAGCATTTTGCAACCTCCTCGTCAATAATCTCCATTATAAATGCCTGTAGGTTATCAGGCGTTTCACAGCAATCTTCCTCAAGCATATCTTTGATAAGATCACCGAACCATAAATTTACTAACCAAGTATTGCGATTAGTCCAACCATTACAATTTTCCATATTTATTGCCTCTTTTATCGAATGAAATACCATCATACATTACATTAACATTTTTGTAAATTACTTTATTGGTTAATCTGCAAAAAAGCCCCCGAAGGGGCAAGGATTGCAGGGGAGATTTGTTAGCAAGTAGTGCCTAGTTCAAATTTATTGGTTTTGCCCATGTGATTTGTATGTTCAAACATCCACTTACCGCCAGTAAACTCTAATAAACAAGGTGACTCCCATTCTTCACATACCACCTTGTCATCATCCTGTACTGACCAATCTAAAATATATTCTGCCCAGTAGTCATCGCGCTGAGTGATGATTTCATCAAGGGTAGGAATACCGTTCTCTAGGATTCTTTTAATGCAAGCATCAGAAAGGTTTTCCATAACGTATGTATTACCGCCTTTGCACTTCCAGTATTGCGGACATTTGCCCTCACCTTCCCAAGTGTGCGCCCCGTAGTTTTCTTCTATCTGAGTATTGATTACTAATTTAGCCATTTTGATTTCCCCTTAATTGCCCCCCGAAGGGGGCGGTTTAATTATTTGCCTTTGTAGCCTAAGTATTGCATAGCCTGTTTAGGGCTTGATTCTGCCGATAATTCTAAATAATCTTCAACAGCAGTGGTTTTGCATAAAAAGTTAATCCAAGCTTTATAAGGCTTGTAGCCGTATTTGAATCTAGCGATAAAAGCAGGTTTTGGCTTACCAACCCAAGAGGGATGGCAGTCTGGGTGAACTTGATCCATAGTAGGCTGTCCTTCGTAGGTTCCCGCATACATCAGGTACATACCATCCCAAGTAAAATCTTCTTTATTAAATTTAGTCATAACGTATTACCTTTATTTATTGAATGTAGGTACATTCTATAACCATTTATGTATAAAGTATACACTTTTGTTTATTATATTTTGTAATAAAGAATACAGTCTTTATAACATCCTGATATAACTAGGTATATACATTTATGTTAATTTATGGTATAATGGCTATGCCATTGAGGAAATGGTACGTTCTTTAAAAATCAATTAACCAAAGGAAAACGCTATGAATAATCATATTGTTGGAAATGTGTATTTCGTAATATCTGAACCATATCGACTTAACGGAAAGGTACTAACAAAACACGAAAGGACTCAACTACGCTCTGAATTACAGGATGCGGGGATGTTTCGAAAACGGTTCAAATCCAGAAAGGATGCAGAAAATGTTCTAATTGGAACGGCATTAAATAGGGATATTTTTTCAGTTTGCGAAATGGCTGACCTAAATATTTTCTAAATCAACAGCCCTACTTCGGTGGGGCTTTTTTATGTTCCACGTAGAACCTAGTAAGACCAAATGGCAGGAGAAGGGAATCCATCTTCTTCAGTACAGTCATCCAAGTGGATAAATCTGCCGCCACCTTTCTGCTGTATGCCTATTCGCTTAATACCATGCTTCTGAGCCACCCTAATGATCTCTAAGGCCTTTTCTCCATTAGCCAATATATCCACAGCCTTACCTGTTGTATGCGCTCCTAGCTTGTTTTTACGGGCTTCTATGGGGTGCTGTGGGCTTCTGTAAGCACTAGATAGGGCAAAACTAAATCCGCACTCCTCTCTGATAGCATTTAGCTTGGCTAAAAACAGTAGGTCAAAACCTTCCTCGCCAGTATGCTTGCACTTTAACTCTTTAGGCTTAAAGTAGTTTTTAGGTTCATCTTTCTTAGGTGATTTAGCCATTAGTTTTCTCTCTGTACGCCTTTAACCTTTTCTACGCTACGCATTGCTCCTAACCCTAACATACCCATTAGAACGGGCATCATTTCTGCTGTTGGGATTAGTGGAACGGTAACGTCTGATCCTGCCAATTCTAGGATCATGTTGGTAATAGGTATTGTGATAAAGTTGCCCGCCATGCCCAGTACGCAGACCCAGCCGATTGCTGGCCGCCAGCCTGCCACAAATAAACTCTTGTGTGCCGCTTCAGCTTTATTAACTTCGATCTGACCCATGACACTTTCATGCGCTTGTTTTTCTGCTAATGTAGCAATTTCATGCGCCAAAGCATTCTTTTGATCTTTATCTTCAATGAACTTATCTAAAAGCCCCGCGACAGGTTGCGCGAGTGTAGCCAGTAAACTCATATGACACCTTTCTCTATTAGGAATAATCCAATAATCAACGGGTAGATACCCCAAAGCATAAGTTCGGTTTTCTTAAAACGCTCACTGCCTTGATCCAGACGCTTTTCTATGCCTTGGCATCGCTCATCAATTACTTGCATTCTTACAGCGCATTCACGTTCATGCGCCTCTAGCTTCAAAAGGGCTTCCTTAACCGTTGCCATCTGACACTCCTAAAATAAATGAAAATACTTTGTATATAGCAAAACCTAATACAAGTATCCCTGATATTTGCACTGTATTCCAGAAAAACGCTTTTCGCTTGCGCTCCTGTAAGTAAATTGTTTTTTCCCTTTGCGCCTGTACAGACCGCCTTAACTCCACAAGTTCTTTATAGCCGTTCTCTCCAAACTGGAACATTAACAGTTCGCGTAATTCACGTTCCATCTGTTGAGTTTTCTTTTGACGGGCGTATATCTCCATCGCTTCTTCATTAACCGATTTACTGGCAATGATCTTTTTAAATAGCGGGGGATTTTCTGCCTGACGCTTGTGTTCGGCTAGATCAGAAACAGCACCATAGAATCTGCCCACTTGTGTAAGCGTATCTTCTATTTCTCGACCTGCGGCAACCATTCTTTTGACTGTACCAAAAGCGTTAGCGGCAATTGATAATGCTGTTACTGGATCAATCATTTTAACCTTCAATCTATGGGCGTAATGCCATAGTCACCTAAATTATAATCTTCTGGATAATC